AAACAAAGGCATGGTAGTTGGGAGGGAAGATACAATTTTTACTTTCATTCCAACAGCTTACAGGTAACCGAGCAGGAAGATAGGCCGGTGCATTTTTATTTTGATGATAATGTTGACCGCGACAAGTTTATGTTTTAGAGTACAGTTATTCCTTGGGAGGGGATATTATGAAAATACAAACCATCGAGTCATTTCTAAACCGCGAAGATGTATTCACTTGGATTCACGAAGGTCAGCTAGACCTGCCTGATTCCCTCGTGGATGAATTCGTATCAATCGTAGTCCGCGAGTCAGGGTTCGACTTCCTGATTGAGGCGCTACACACACAGGCCTACTGCGAGACATTCGCGGTTGACCTAATCAAATCGCTACACTCAGGCAACATCTCCGACATAGCTATGTTTCACGAACAGGCTAACACTACACTGCGCGACTATGCGCGGTATGTATTAGATCAGAACGTGGAGATAGCTGTGTCAGCTTTGAAGAAGTTCGAGAAAGATTACGCAAAAGATGCACAGATCATTCACCTATGGGAAACACAAGGGGCAACAGTATGAAGCAGTCAGAATCAATTAAGAACCTAGCCGGAGCAATGGCGGCGGCACAGGGCGATATGGGTGCGGCAACGAAATCAGCTTCCAACCCATTCTTCAAATCTAAATACGCCGACTTGGGGGATGTCATCGATGCAGTCAAGCCTCCCTTTGCCAAGCATGGACTTAGCTATGTGCAATTCCCTGTTACTGGAGAAAACTCAGTCGGTGTTACTACCCGCCTCATGCACTCGTCAGGCGAGTGGTTAGAGCAGGACTACTTCATCCCCTTGGGGAAGATGGATGCACAGGCAGCGGGTTCAGCTATCACCTACGCGAGACGCTACGCACTACAGTCTATCGCAGGGATTCCCTCAGAGGATGACGATGGTAACGCTGCGACACAGGCCGCGCCTATAGCACAAGCTAAAACTATCACCAAGGCTCAGGCCAAAGTTATCTCTGATCTGATTGAGAAAACAGAGTCAGACCTACAAAGGTTCTGCAAAACTTTTAAGTGCGAGTCTGTATCTGAATTAGATGCGAACAAGTTTGATATGGCCAAGGAAATCCTTGATAAGAAAGCGGAGGCTTTATGAGCGACCCAGTAATGGTAGACCTAAACCGCTATCTCTCCGCTCAGGAACAGGCTCTTGATGAGGAGGAGCAGCTTGAGCTAGAAAAGAACCGCGAGCTAAAACGTGAAGTGTCTGCAATCCTCAACTCTGATATTTCGGACAAAGTTTCTAAAATTGTGTCCTTGATTGAGTTTGAAATCTTGGAGGCTAAAGATGCGCTGCATTAACTGTGAGCAGGGTACAGACGAGTGGTTAGCCTCGAGGCTAGGCATTCCTTCAGCGTCAATGTACGCCAAGATCATTACGACCCAAGGCAAGTGGTCTACTCAGGCTGACTCGTATATTAATCAACTGGTGGCAGAGAAGCTTACCGGAGAGACTACGCCCTTCTACCAGAACGAACATATGATTAGAGGGACAGAGTTAGAGCCTGACGGGAGACAGATGTATGAGTTTATTACTGGCTCTGAGGTGCAGCAGGTAGGGTTCTGCCTACATGACACCCTCGAGGCAGGTGCAAGTCCTGATGGACTGATAGGCGAGGACGGGGGATTAGAGATTAAATGCCCCGCTCCTGCCACACACGTTGAGTACCTGAGAGGGGACAAACTCCCCTCCAAGTACAAGCAGCAGGTCATGGGTTGTCTATGGATAACCGGACGGGAGTGGTGGGATTTTATGTCCTACCATCCCAACATGAAACCTCTGATCGTTCGTGTAGAGCGAGACGAGGATTACATTGCAGAGTTAGAAGCATGTGTTTCTAAAGCTGTGAAACTGATCGAAGAGAATGTAGAAAAATTTTTCCAATAGGAGGACTTATGGATTACGACAATACTAACCGTGGTGTGCTGTTCAAGCAGACTGATAAGACTAACGAGAAAGCGCCTGATTACAAAGGTAATTTCAACTACAAGGGTTCTGAGTTCAAGATTGCAGGTTGGATTAAAATGTCCAAGGCAGGCAATCCTTTCCTTAGCATCTCAGTGGATGACTTCGTTCCTCAAGAGAAGCAAGAAACAGTATCAAGCGAAGATATTCCTTTTTAGTTTGACGGGGGCGCAAGCCCCCTTTTTAGGAGAAGTTAATGCACACGGGGAATTGTATTAAGAAAGCCCACGAGAAGACTGGGATACTTCGTAAGACCGTGGCTGATGCTATAGGTATGAGCCATGCTAACTATTCTCACCTACTCTCGCGGCAGAATGTTTTAGTGTCTACATTTAGAAATGTTTGCGAGCAGCTAGGCATGACTATGGATGAGGTGGCAAAACTTGGATAGTCCTATAGATCAAGGAGAGTTTTGGGTTGTCAACAATAGGCATAGCTTGGATATGTTCAAGAAGCATATAGAGCATCTGTACGACACGAAGGGCTATGTGACTTTGAAGTGGAAGGTAGGAAAGACTAGAACCCACAAACAGAACAACGCACTGCATGTCTACTGCCGTATGTTATCAGAGGCTTTGAATGACGCAGGGTATGACATGAAGAAAACCCTTAAGCAAGAGGCAGAGATTCCTTGGACTACAGAATTAGTTAAACAGTACCTATGGAAACCTGTGCAAGAAGCGGTAACTGGCACAGACTCAACCTCTACCGTGGGGACAGAGGATTACGATAAGGTGCATCAGGTTCTAAGCAAGCACCTGAGCGAGAAGTTTAATGTCTACATACCGTTTCCCGCGAGGTGAATCATGGTTGCCTTCGATAACTTGGAAGACGCTCTCGAAGAGGCTGTGTTCTGCGCTAATGATGAGAAGCGCAAGTACATTGTTAGGGAGAAGCATGGCAAGTTCTACGCCTTGCCCAAGTACCGTAAGGGTGTACGAAGATATAAGCACATTGAGGTAGGCTTTAAGAGCGAGGTGAGAGATGCTTGAGATAGCCTGTTTACTACCACAGGGAGGAAGTTAATCCTTATTGGGTTGACGGCCTTGGCACTAGACGGCAGATAGGTCGTCATATCTTTTATCGGGAGTAACCATGAGCAATGACATGATGGAAGTGATACACAAAGCCATTGATGAATTACAAATTGGCTTGGATAAAATTGAAGACAAACAAGTAAAGGAGACATACAATGCTTTAGTGGCTTTACAGATAGAGCTGCACAGGAAGTACACTTCACACTACACGAAGAGGCTCGGCCTTTATGGCAGTAAATAGCGAAGGCGATTATGACATGCCGATGGATGTAGCAGCGGCTAGGAAGACCTACCCTGTTACGAATAGAAAGTTTAGCGAGGCTCTTATCAAGCTGCGCTATGACCGGATGGATAGAGAGACTCAAATCAGGGCTGAGAAAACCCTACTCTCTCTCAAGGATGGGCGGTATTGGAAATGACTAGAGCCGTGAAGCGCAGGGTCAAAAGGAAATCTAAACCCAAGACCAAGACTTCCGCTCAGTTAAAACAAGAGTGCTACAAAGCTGTACAAAAATTAGCCAGATTGGCAGCATCGGACGATAACGGATACTGCTCCTGTGTGTCCTGCGGAGTGACTAAGCATTATAAAGACATGCAAGGCGGTCATTTCATCCCGAAAGGCAACTCTTCTTACTGGTCTTTAGAGATAGAAAACGTCCATCCTCAGTGTCCGGCTTGTAATATGTGGGGCATGAAGCATGGGTCTGCTGCTCAAGAGTACACCCTGTTCATGGAGGATATGTACGGCAGGGACTTCGTGGAGGAGATGATTGCCAAGAAGTCTACTCCTATCAAGAGATACAAAGCAGACTACGAGGAAATCCTTGCGGAGTTTCTTAAGCTTATCGAGTACCACGAGAAGAGGATATGTTAGGGGCTGTCACTTTCACAAAAGAACACCTAAAAAAAATGAGGTCTTGCCGAGGTGGTTTTTGCAAAGCACAAATTGATTTGTGTAGGACAATAATAAAAGAATTAACTGGCAGTGATAAAGGAAAGCCATCCAAACTTGTGGGTTTAAAGATAGATCAAAGCCTGATTAATCTTTTAATTAACACCAGAAACCAAAGCCTTCAAGGTTACGCCCCTAAAAAAACAAGAAAAAAACAAAAGAGGCAGAAGCAA